GCCCATGACGCAGGAGGCTTTGGCTTAACTGGCACAGACAATGTGATTAGCTGTGGGTCTTACACAGGAACAGGAAGTGCAGTTCCAGTTTCACTTGGCTATGAGCCTCAATGGTTGCTTGTTAAAAAAGCAGATGGATATGCAGCGGACTGGGTTCTTTTAGACACCATGCGAGGGATGCCTACTGGAGGTATTTCAGCTTTCCTTGCCCCAAACCTGAGTAGCGCCGAAAACGCTAGCGTAAATACATCATTAATTGATGTCTCATCAACTGGGTTTAATGTTGTTGGCGTTAATGGTCGTGTTAATGAAAGTGGAGCAACCTACATCTACATAGCCATACGCCGTGGCCCGATGAAAGTGCCTACTGATGCGACTAAGGTGTTCGCTCCTGTGGTTGTTTCTGCTCCAACAACTAACCAAGTTGTAACAACAAACTTTCCTGTTGATTTATCACTATCTAACGCAAAGCAGTCAACATCTTACGGAACGATTGATCTTGATCGTTTGCGTGGTAGTTCAACTTCAAGTAATCAATTACTACAAACGCAATCAACAGCAGCAGAAGGTTCAAATTCTGGTTGGGGTATAGGCCTCCAAAGCAACACAAGTATTGTTGATAATATGTGGAATTCAACGCTTGGATATGATACTGGCGGTGTTGTCTATTGGAACTTTAGACGCGCCCCATCATTTTTTGATGAGGTTTGCTATACAGGTGATGGTGGAAATCAAAACGTAACTCACAATTTAAATGCAACACCTGAGCTGATAATTGTAAAAGGTCGATCTATTGGACAGGCTTGGTGTGTATATAACGCAACTTCTGGAAACACAAAGCGTTTATTTTTAAATAATACAGACCCGGAAGCTGTTAGCACAAGCACATGGAACTCAACTTCTCCAACATCTACCGTATTTACTGTAGGTGGCACAAGTGTTGTTAATGGTGCTGGTTCTACCTACGTAGCCTACCTATTTGCAACTTGCGCTGGTGTTTCCAAAGTAGGCAGCTACACAGGTAACGGCTCAACTCAAGCAATCGCTTGTGGCTTTACTGGAGGCGCTCGTTTTGTGCTTATCAAACGTACAGACAGCACTGGCGATTGGTATATGTACGATACAGCCCGTGGCATGACTACATTGACAGACCCATATCTACGACTGAACAGCACTGCTGCTGAATCAGCTACGCTTGGTTCTGTAACAACTACAACAGGCGGCTTCACAGTGAACGCTTCAATTTTGGCTGCTATCAACACAAACGCTGCCAGCTACATTTTTCTTGCGGTGGCCTGATGGATAAGTTTAAAAATGCCTTTAAATGGCACAAAACAAACGCCAACAAAAGAGGCGTTGAGTTCTTGTTTTCTTTTGAGGAATGGAAAACTTGGTGGGAAAACACAGGCCATTGGAATTCTAGAGGCGTTGGCAAAGACAAGTACTGTATGTGCAGAACTAATGACACTGGGCCATATGCTATTTGGAATGTTTATTGCGCTACAAATGGCAAAAACTTAAGTGACGCAAATTTAGGTAAACCAAAAAGTGAAGCAACACGCAAAAAGATTTCTGATGCTTTAATTGGTAAATCTAAAGAATGGTTTGTAGGAATTAACAATCCAATGCACCAGCCAGAAGCCAAAGCAAAATTAAGTGCGGCTACAAGCGGTGGGAAACACTATCGTGCAAAAATGGTGGGAACACCACACGGCATTTGGAACTCAGCTACTGAGGCCGCTAAATGTATTGGAATCCCAAAACCAACAGTTGAGTGGCGTTGCAGAAACAACTATCTCGGCTTTTCTTACTTGGCAATCGCATAAGGACAACATCATGCAAATTCGTATTCAATCAACAGGCGCAGTAGTTTACGAAGGAGAGTTCCGCGCTCTCTTTCCAAGCACATCATTGCCACAACAACTTACTGAAGCTCTCATCAACGAACTAGGTGGTGATGTAGTCTTTGAAGGCGCTCAGGCAACTGGCGGTGATAACTACCAGTATTCAGTTTACGGTGGTGTTGAGCATATCAATGGTAAGTGGTACACAAAGTACATCCTTGGCCCTGTGTTTACAGACACAACAGACATAGATGGCACTGTGACTACTGCTGCTCAAAATGAAGCTGCTTACAAGGCTGGCAAAGACTCTGAACAAGCTAAATCTGTTCGTAAAACACGCGATGACAAGCTCAAAGAAACCGATTGGGAAGTCATTAAAGCTGCTGAGACTAGCACTTCTTTGACTGCTGAATTGGCAACATACCGTCAAGCTTTGCGTGACGTTACAGCTCAGTCTGGTTTCCCTTGGGAAGTCACTTGGCCCACACAACCTGAGTAAAGTATGAACACCATTGATGCAACAGATGCTCGGTTAAGCACACATGAACAAGTGTGTGCCATGCGGTATGAAAAGATCAATGAGTCTTTAGAGCATGGCGATAAACGCATGACAAAAATAGAGTATTTACTTTATGCTGTCATGGCTGTCGTTTTGCTTGGACCAGGTGTTGGTGCTGAGTTCTTTAAGAAACTTATAGGCTTGTAACATGCCAAATTACGGACAACAACTGGAGACTCCATCGGTTCCGAGTCTACCAGTTCCTCCTATTGCCTATTCTTCGCTGTTTCAGTCGCAGAATAATGGAGTGTTGCGTACTTTCTTTATTAAGCTGACAAACGCTGTTTCTTCATTACTTGGGCCTCGCGGTGGTAAGTATTTGAACAATCCATACGGTGCTTTTCAGGACTCTACTGATCAAACAGCGGCAAGTACAACAGCTGCATATGCAATTACGTTTAATACAACTGATTTCACAAATGGAGTCACGTTATCAAATAGTTCAAGATTGAATGTTTCAGACACAGGAATCTACAACATTCAATTTTCTATCCAGCTAACAAATAATTCAAATGCGCCACAAGATGTTGATGTTTGGTTTCGTAAAAACGGAACAGACATTAGCAACTCAAATAGTAAATATGGCCTTTCTGCAAGAAAAGATGTTGGTGATCCAACGCATTTAATAATGACATTAAATTTCTTTGTTAGTCTTGTTAAGTCAGACTACATTCAAATTATGTGGAGAACATCTTCCACCGATGTAAAGATTGAACAATATGCTGCTGGTACATCTCCAACAAGGCCAGCCACTCCTTCTGTCATAGCGACAGTAAGCTTTGTCTCAAACCTTTCAGTATGATAGACTGCAAATATGTCGTATATTCCACTTCAAATCCCGCCTGGTGTCTATAAAAACGGCACTGAATACCAGTCAAAAGGCAGGTGGAATAGTGCCAACCTGATTCGCTGGTTTGAAAACACAATCCGTCCAATTGGTGGATGGCGTAAACGTTCTACTTCACAGCTGACAGGTATGGCTCGTGGAATGCTGACATGGCGTGATAACAGCAACAATCGTAGGATTGCTGTAGGTACTCACAACCATCTGTACCACATGAACGAAGCTGGTACTTTGACAGACATTAGCCCATCAGATTTAACTGCTGGAAATGCTGATGCTACGTTGAAGATTGGCTATGGCTATGGTTTGTACGGCAGTTCTGCATATGGTGTTGCAAGACCAGACTTAGGATCATATTCACCTGCCACAACATGGAGTGTTGATACATGGGGTGAATACCTTGTTGCTTGCTCTAGCGCTGATGGTCGATTGCTTGAGTGGCAATTAAACGTAGCATCTGATGCTGCTGTCATTTCTGGAGCGCCTACAACCTGTTCTGGTTTGGTAGTTACTGAAGAGCGATTCTTGTTTGCCTTGGGTGCTTCTGGAAACCCTCGCTTAGTCAAATGGTCAGATCAAGAAGACAACACTGACTGGACTGCATCTGCCACCAACCAAGCTGGCGACTTTGAGCTGACTACCGTTGGCTCAATCCAATGCGGTAAACGTGTTCGTGGTCAAATCTTGCTGTTTACTGACGTTGACGTACATACAAGCACATACATTGGCCCACCTTACGTTTATTCGTTTGAGCGTGTTGGTACTGGTTGCGGTGTGATTTCTCGTAATGCAGTGACTGTTATTGACAACGCTGCTGCATGGATGTCATCTACTGGATTCTGGCTGTACGATGGTTTTGTTAAACCATTGGCCTCTGATGTGTCTGATTACGTGTTCAGCGATATGAACATTACTCAGTCGTCTAAGGTTTATAGCCAGCACAACACCAGCTATGGTGAGATTTGGTGGTATTACCCAAGCGCTGCATCAACAGAAGTTGACTCATACGTTGTTTGGAACTACCGTGAAAATCATTGGTCCATTGGTAAATTAGCCCGTACTTGTGGCATTGACCGTGGCGTATTTGCTTTTCCATTGGCTGTGTCTACAGATGGATACATTTACGAGCATGAGGCTGGTTTCAACTATGACTCTGTCAAGCCATTTGCTGAATCTGGTCCTATTGAGTTTGGCGTTGGTGACCGAGTAATGAACATTACTGGCCTTGTTCCTGACGAGAAGACTGTTGGTGACGTTAAAGTCAGCTTCAGCACCAAACTGTACCCAAATGCAACAGAATACAACTATGGCCCTTACTCACTGAATAGCCCAACATCTCTACGCATAACTGGTCGTCAGTTGGCTGCAAAGATTGAAGGTAACTCAAATGTGGACTGGCGTGTTGGAGTTATCAGGCTTGATGGAAGGCCAGGCGGTCTACGATGATTGACTATGAAAGATACAAGGTCGATGGCGAATTGCCAATGTGGGCCTTATCTTTCCAAAAAGTGGCTCATATTCTGGAACCTGCTTTAGAATATGATGACACACATAATATGCAGGACGTAGCCGATTGTTTACACAGTTGTACGATGCAGTTATGGCCTAGTAATAACAGTGCTGTTGTTACTCAGGTTCAAGATTTCCCAAGAATTAAGGTTTTGCATATATTCTTGGCTGGCGGCAATCTAGAAGAACTAGAGCTGCTAACACCCCATATTCAAGGTTTCGCTGAACACATGGGATGCAAGAAAATCACTCTGACAGGTCGCAGAGGATGGGCGCGAACATTTGTTTCTAAATTCAACATGAAGCCAACACATTATTGGCTGTCAACGGAGGTTTAATATGTCTGGTGGTTCTTCTGGAGGTGGGTCGAGTCTTGATCCACAAATGCGCGATGCGTTCTTAGCAAATGCAGCACGTGCTACTGGTGTAGCTGAAAAACTTGGTCAACGAGAGTTTGCTCAATACAACCCAGATCAGTTGCTGTCTGCTACATATACACGTCAGGCCGCAGATCCAACTGGTGCTGCATATGGCAATGTTAGTTCTGCTGCATCAATGACTCAGGCTGCTGGTGACGCTGGGTATAACGCTGTAAATGCAGCAAACCTTAACCGTGGCGCTGTTCGAGACATCAATGCTGAACGAATTGCTGCCGACAAGGTATCTGGCGCTAACGTAACTTCAGAAGCCCTTGGTCAAATTGCACCTCAAGCTCGTGCAAACGTCCGTGACATTACTGCAAACTCGTTCTTGAACCAGAACATGCAGCAATACATGAATCCATATACCCAGCAAGTTGTTGATACAAGCTTGCAGGATTTGGAGCGTTCACGTCAAATGGCACAACAACAAGGTGCTGCACAAGCTGTCAAAGCAAAGGCTTTTGGCGGTTCTCGTCAAGGCGTTGCAGAAGCTGAAACAAACCGTGCATATGCTGATCAAGCAGCTAAAACTGCTGCTGGTTTGCGTTCACAAGGCTTTGATACTGCTTCTCAATTGGCACAAGCTGATTTGGCTCGTCAAATGCAAGCTCAACAGCTCAACCAAGCTCAAGATGCTGCCACTACCCAACAAGCTTTGGCTCTGTCTGGTCAGTTTGGTTTGGCTAACCAACAAGCTGCATTGGAGGCATCTCGTGCTAACCAAGCAACTGGCTTGCAAGCTCAAACCTCTAACCAAGGCATGGATTTTAACGTTGGTCAAATGAATACTCAGCTGGCACAACAAGCTGCACTGGCTAACCAACAAGCTGCTTTGCAAGCTAACCAACAAAAGCTTACTGCTGCTGGTCAGTTGGCTGGAATTGGTGGGCAACAACAAACAATGGGCTTTGCAAGCGCAAATCAACTTGCACAACAAGGCAACGCTCAACAACAATTCAGCCAACAACAGCTTGATGCAATTCGCAACTTGCCACTTGAACAACAACAAATTATTAACCAGTCTCTGGGTATTAATGTTGGTGGAGGTTCTGGCATGATTTCAAGTCAAGAGTCAAAAAATGGCTTGCTTGGCTTGTTGGGCCTCTAAGGAGAAATAAATGCCATTTGATATCGGATTACTTCCAAGCGCTGCAATGACTGGTCTTAGTGAAGATCAGCAAGGCGAGTTGCAACGTCAGGCTACTCAGCAATTCCTGTTAGGTACATTGCTTTCTGGTGACCCATCTATGGGCTACAAGGGTGCGATCTCTTTACCTGAACAAGCAATGTCTGCTCAGACACGACTGCTTGATTTGCAAGAAAAAGAGCGCCAGCGTCAAGAAGAGGCTGCATGGTCTGCTAAGTACAACCCAACAAAATATCAGGAAACAAGCCCTGAATTTGCTGGACCAGTAACTCCAGATGTATCTCGTCAACAGTCTGCAATTGGTGGCGCTCGTGCTGCTGGATTGCCAACTGCTGATGTAAATGCTGCTTTGCGTGACCTGACTACTATGCGTTCTCCACGTCAAGCTCAGATGCTTGCTGGCTTCCAAGCTAGTCTTCCAAAGATTGGTGAAGGTGGTACGCTTACTGGTGCTGGTGGTCAATACCTTGGAACTGTTCCTCAGATATCTCCATCTCAAAGTCTTGTGTATGGCGCAAATGTGGTTAATGGGCAAGTTATCCCATACTCACAAGAGCTTCCTGGTGCAATTCAAACTCGTGGTCGAATTGCTGCTACAGAAACTCAGGCTCGTGAGTTGAATACTCCACGTCAAGTTCCTGGTGCTTCTGGCGCTTCAACATTCATTTACCCAAATGCTCCAACAGGTGCTGGTGTAACTGGTGTAACTGGTGTTAGTGGTGTTGGTGGTGCTGGTGAGCGTCCACAAACAGCTTCTGATGTTGCCTTGAATAAAGCCGCTGAAACACGATTTACTGACTTTTCTAAAGCAGTAACTGATTCTGCAAGTAGCGCTAATGACCGTATCGCTGCTGCTCAACGTATGTATGACATTGCAGAGCGAGTCAATGGCAACAAGTTTACTGACTTGACTGCCGAAGGCGCTGCATACATGCGTGGATTGCCATTCGTTGGCGACAGGTTTGATCAATACGTTTCTGATGTGAAGATGTTCAACGTTGACAAATCAAAGCAAGTGCTTGCTGGTTTGAATAACATCAAGGGGAACGCTAACGGATTTGAAGGTGCAGTTGTTGAGAAATCAGCATCATCGATTACAGATCCAAAAGCTGCTACCAAGTTCATTGCTGCACTTGAAATTGCTGCCGCAGAGAAAGATCTTGCTGCTCAACGATATATTGAATCCTACAAAGGTCCAGCTGGAGAAGCTCGTACAAAATGGTCGACATCTCCTGATAACCCACGTATTTACAACCATCCAAAGGTTGATCAATTCTTGCGTGAACAGATTTCAGCTAATCCTGCAAAACCTGTATTACCTGCTGGTTTTGGCTTAGTTCAAAACAAGTCTGGTCAGTATGGAGTTCGTAAGCCTGATGGTTCAGTAATGTCTCTGGGGCAATAACATGGCAACACCACAAGATCTATTTGCATTTGCTGCACAAGAAGCTGAAAAGCAGGGCGTACCTGTAGATCTTGTCCAGCGCATGATTAAGCAAGAGAGTGGTGGCAATGCCACTGCTTTGTCTTCAAAGGGCGCTTATGGCCCTATGCAGCTCATGGAAGCAACTGCAAAAGAGCTTGGCGTTAACAGGAATGATCCGTTCGACAACATCCGTGGTGGTGTTAAGTACATCGGTCAGCTTTTAACTCAGTTTGAAGATCCACGTTTGGCTGTTGCAGCTTATAACGCAGGGCCAGGTGCTGTTCGTAAATATGGCGATGTTCCTCCATTCAAAGAGACTCAAAACTACGTCAACAAGGTGGTTGGTATGACAGATAAAGCAAATGATGAATGGTCACCAGTAACTGGCATTAAAGGCCAAGTAGCTGCTGCTGATGAATGGACTTCTGTAACTGGTGTTGGCGGTGTTCCAACTGCACAAGCTAAACCTCAGTCATTCATGGGCGATGTGCAAACTGGCATCACTCAAGCCATTAAAGGTGGTACACCTACAGCTAACGCTATTGTTGGTGGCATTGACATCTTGTCTAGTCTGATCAACAAAGGCTTGACCTCTGCTGGGATGAATGTTGGTCCTAACTCTGCACAAGCAGAACTTGATCGCCGTGCTGCTGAGTCTGCTGCACAGCCTAAACGCACCATTGGTGAGACATTGTCTGCTGTTGGTGACGTTGCTGTTAACCGACCAGGTCTGTTGCTTGGCTCATTGGCTGTTCCAGATCCAACTAGCGTATTCTTGCCAGCCAAGATTGCTGGTGCAACTACACAAGCTTTGACAACTGCTGGCACTTCTGCTCGTACTGCTGAACGTCTTGGTCAGGTTGCTGGCGCTGCTGGCACTGGTGTGACTCAGGCGGCTTTGAATCAAGTTGGCGCACCTAATGCAGATCAGTTTATGACTGAGGCTGGAT